GGCCGATATTAATGAAAAATATAAATTCAAAAACGATAGTGGTAACTTATTTAGTGGAGTAGGTAGTCCATTAGTTATAACAACACCACAGGTGTTTAATCAAGGAGATTATGCTAAATCTAATAAGGTAGTTGCGTTTGAGGTAAGTATTGGTGACCAAAATCAAGGTATTTTTAAGAGTGTACAACTCGACCAAACTTCCATAAGAAACACTACAGAATCGTTTAATGTTATTGAGAATTTGGGTCGTTCTGAAAGCGGTGCGGCCGCAAATCAAATAGACATAAGTTTATTTGACATATACAGACAAGCGTCATATACCTGTGATGTAACATGTATGGGTAATGTTATGATTCAACCAACAATGTATTTCTATTTAAAAAATGTACCTATGTTTAGAGGTTCATATTGGATAACCGAAGTTTCACATAGTATTAGAAATAATAACATAGTAACCACATTTAAAGGTACGAGAATTCCTTATGCGTCATTACCTGATCCTAAGGATTCGTTCCTATCGAGTTATAGAGTGTTATTCGACAAGATAACAAGAACTGCGATTGCTAAAACTAAAGAACAAGAAAATTCTACAACAACTGGATCAACAAAGAATGAACAAACATACACAACAAGTGATGGTAAAACATTCTTATCTGATATGGGAGATAGTAAACAGGCCATAAATGGTGAAAAAATATTATTAGAACAAGGAGTTACAGAATATGGGGTACCATATAATGGATACAACGAAGAGAAGTATATTCAAAAAGTTAGTTTCAACGGAAAAAATTATTTAAGAGCCCAAGTTATTACCATGGGTGGACCAAATTATGAGATAAAAGAAACAATATCCATGAATATCATTTCGAGACAAACTGAACATACGATTGAACCCAATCCAATTACTTGGAAAGATTTATCGGGGTCAACAAGATACTTCTATTCTACAAAATTTGATTTCGATGTTGCTAAACCAAATTTAATTATTAAAGGAACGACTAAGTTTTATAACCCAAAGGATATAAAAACTCCAATAATCGTACCACCAGTTGGTTCAGGACAAATTAACGTTAATAACATAACAGGACCAATTAATGCGGGACCAACAGGAGTTAAATCCGGATTGGCTCTATCTAAACAATTAATGAAAGATTTAAAAGTACAAGATGGTGATGTTGTATATTTTGAAATCATTTAAGAATATTAACAAATTTGGGATATTTATACATATAACAGAAAATTATGGAAAATAATAAATTAAATAACACAATGGATAACTTTTTAAATCCAAAACAAGTTAGAAAAGTTTCTAATGATGGTATGGAAAGAGAAGAGTGTGATATGGTAACAGGAGAATGTTACACAATTAGAGAAAAAGACGGAATTGTTGAAAGAATAAATAAAAAATACATTACCAACGACGGTAGACAATTATTACAAGATTAAGCCATGTTAGAGAAAAAACTACAAGAAGAATTAAATCGTTACAGAGCCATTAACAAATATGGTAAAACGATGATAATGGAACAAGATGCACCTCCAGCAGATCCAGCTTTGGACCCCGCTTTAGATCCTGCCGCCGCTCCTATGGATCCGGCCGCTGACCCAAATGCATTACCTACTGCTGATGGCGGAGCACCAATGGATGCTGCACCAATGGACGCCGCACCTGCACCTGAAATGGATAGTACGGAAGAAGTTGACATAACTGATTTGGTTAACATGGTTAAAAGTGTTAAAAAAGACCAAGAAGATAGTGCAGGTTCAAACAACGAAGTAATAACTAAGATGGACGATGTGTTCACTAAATTAACAGATTTAGAACAAAAATTGGCACAAATGGACCAAGTAATGTCTAAAATTGACCAATTAGGTGCAACAGTTGAGGCGAACAAACCAAAGACTGAAGTTGAAAAACTTGAAATGCGTTCTTTAGATTCATATCCATTTAATGAAAAACCACAAGAGTTCTTTGCACACAAACAAGGTGAAATGAGAGCAAGTGGTAAAAATGAGTATGTTTTAACGAAAGATGAGGTTGAAAATTATCCAGTTGAAAATATAAAAACATCATTTAACTCAAACGAAGAAGATGAATATAAGTTCTAATGTAAACTTTTTTTTAGGTTTACAAAATCAAATGAAAATATGTCATTGGCAAACAAAAGGTATTGCAAGACACGAGGCGTTTGGTAATTTCTACGACGATTTGACTCCATTAATTGACAAGTATATTGAACAGGCGATGGGTAAATATGGTAGATTTGTTTTGGATGAGGAAACTAAAACTATAGAATTATCAAATTTATCTGAGTTAGATGTTAAAGGTTTAGTTAATACGACTAGAGAGGCGTTAGTACAATTTACAGAACAACTTGACCCTTCAGATACGGATTTATTAAACTTAAGAGATGAATTTTTAGGATTGGTAAACAAATACGCGTATCTATTTACGATGGAATAACATAAATTAAAAAAAATATAAAATAAGATGATATCAGGTTCCGCTGCGTTAAGCGCTTCAAATACAACAACAGGTTCACTTTCTTACATTAGTGAGTTAGTTTCTGGGGCTACGGCACAAGGTTTATATAGAATAGTTGTTGGTGGACAACACATGAATGACACGATGGCAAATGATTTAATGGAAACATATGGATACAATGTTAACGTTAGAAATCCATTTATGGGTACTTTAAATGAGTACGTAATAAGTTGGGGTAGTATTAACCCTATAGTCCCAACAGTACCAGCTGAGGGTTCAGGTACAATTACATTTAATGGTAGTACACAATATGTAACAGCGTTAAATGCTGACGTGGTAAACTGGTTACCAGGAACAGGTGACTTCACAATTGAATGGTTCATGAAGAAAGGTGTTGGTGGAAGTAGCTTCCCAAGAGTGTTCTCTTTAGGATTCAACACAACCGCAACTATTGGATGTTCAATTGAAGGTGGAACATGTTATATTTGGCCATATGGTAATGCATTAAATGGTTCAATGCCAGCAGGATATAATAGTGGAGCCGATTGGACACACATTGCGATTTGTAGAAGTGGTACAACAACTAAATTATTTATTGATGGAACTTTAGCGGAAACTAAATTAAATGATAATAGAAATATTACTGATTCAGTAAACGCTGGATTTGACTTAAATATGGGTGTTGATGATCCAGAAGCAGGTTCTCCAAACTGGTGGTCAGGTTATTTAACTAACTTCCGTTGGGATAACTCAGCAATTTATACAGGTTCAACATTAACGGTTCCAACCGAACCATTAACCACAACAGCAACAACTAAATTGTTATTGTTGGGTGGTTCAGTTGCTAACCCTGTTTACGACGCTGCTGGATACAATGACTTAGAAAACAATGGTGCTGAATGGAGTGCTGACACACCTTTTGTATAACAAATAAAAAAATATTAAAAAACTTTAACCCAGATTTCCAAGTCTGGGTTTTTTTATGTATATTTTAGTATAACAATTTAAATAATTAAATTTTAACAACATGTCAACATTTGATGCAGTACTCGCTCAGTACGAGAAAAGCAAAAACGCCACAAGTGGCACCGCAAACAAAATGTCCTCAGAGGACAGATTAAAACGTTATTTCACTACAGTATTACCTAAGGGTTCTAAGGGAGAAGAAAGACGTATTCGTATTCTACCAACAAAAGATGGTTCATCACCATTTGTTGAAGTTTACTTCCACGAAGTTCAAGTCGATGGAAAATGGGTTAAATTATATGACCCAAAACAAGAGGGAAAACGTTCCCCATTACACGAAGTTTATGAGGGTTTGATGATGACTGGTGTTGATTCTGATAAGGAATTGGCTCGTAATTATCGTTCTCGTAAGTTCTACATTGTTAAAGTTATTGATCGTGATAACGAACAAGACGGACCTAAATTTTGGAGATTCAAACACAATCACAAAGGTGATGGTATTTTAGATAAAATCTTCCCAATTTTCCGTAACAAAGGTGATATCACCAATCTTGAAAATGGTCGTGATTTAATCTTGTCTTTAGCTTTGACTAAAGCGGGTACAGGTAAAGAGTACACCACTATTAATTCAGTTATTCCTGAAGACGCAGGTCCGTTACACACAGACGCAAACGTCGCAAAAACATGGGTAGACAATGAATTAACTTGGTCAGATGTTTATTCTAAAAAACCTGAGGATTATTTAGAAATGGTTGCTAAGGGTGAAGTTCCACGTTGGGATTCTAACAGCAGCAAATGGGTTTCTAATTTAACAACTGAAGAAGTAATTTCAGCACCAAAGACACCATCTACACCTGTGGTTGACCCACAAGAAGATGACGACGTAGATTCAGAATTACCATTCTAATTATTTCACGGGGTGGTGAAACATCCACCCCATTTTTAAACACAAAACAATGGCAGGAATTAAAAAAACAGATTTTTCGGCAATCAAGAAGAAATTCTCAAAAGAAGCCGAATACAAAGCTGACCGTTTCTTCGATTTAGGAGACGCCTTCTTGGAAGCCACAGGTATTCCAGGTCCTGCAATGGGTCACATTAATATGTTATTAGGACATAGTGATACAGGTAAAACGACGGCTTTAGTAAAAACAGCAGTAGACGCACAAAAGAAAGGAATCCTTCCTGTGTTCATTATTACAGAACAAAAATGGAGTTGGGACCACGCAACATTAATGGGGTTTGATAAAGATGGTGAATATCTTTTCAATAGTGATTTCGAATATATTGAACAAATCACAGACTACATTAACGAATTAATGGACGCTCAAGAAAAGGGAGACATTCCTTACGATATGTTATTCCTTTGGGATTCAGTTGGTTCAGTTCCTTGTAAGATGACTTACGATGGTAAAGGTGGTAAACAACACAATGCATCTGTTTTAGCAGATAAAATTGGAATGGGTATCAATCAACGTATTTCAGGTTCAAGAAGAACAGATAAACCTTACACAAACAGTTTGGTTATCGTTAACCAACCTTGGGTAGAATTACCTGACAATCCTTTT